ATGTTGCGATACTACCTTTACTTGTTAAGAAAAAAAACAAAACCCAGCATAGCAAGAACATATTTTAACACATCATTTACATCCAATAAAAAAAAGAAAAGGATATTAATTAAATCCGGATTAATTCTCAGTCCAGAATCAACTATAGTGCCACCTTTTTATTTTGAATTTGGCAATATAAAATTACAAGGAAATATATTCATCAATGCAAATTGTAATTTCCTTGACAATGCAGAGATAACAATAAAAAACAAAACCATGATTGGTCCAAACGTAACATTAACTACGGTCAGTCACCATACAGATCCGAATTTACGCCACGGGGCCAATATAATTTCCCCGATAGCGATAGGTGAAAACGTATGGATTGGCGCAGGTGCAGTGGTTTTACCCGGCATAACTATTGGAGATAATAGTGTGATTGCTGCAAATAGTGTGGTGACTGCCGATGTACCAGCAAATTGCTTATATGCTGGTACACCTGCAACATTTAAAAGAGAATGTTAGAAATTCTGTGTCATTCTAGTAATATACAATCAAAAAGGAATGACACATGTCCCAGCCCTTCTATTTGACATTGTCGCAATTAGTCATCTATTTTGACGGGCTACTGAATAACGTGATGACGCTGTAACTTTTTTATTGTGACACAGAATTCTGAACGCGCTCTTATGCACTTCTATACCACCCCATCAGTTTAATAAACGAGTTAGCTACAGAAAATGCAGTTCCAGATCCAACACTTGCTGTTGTGCCAGAAACAGAGTGCGAGTGAGCTCCGATTCCAACCCAATGATCGTGCCCACCTATGTAGACGTTATGCATATGTGCACCATCATCGCTCATTGTTCCATTTCTGATCCACGAACCGCCACCTGCGCCATACTTTATAGTTAGATTTCCATTATTATCGTAAGTGGCTTTGAATAGGCTATGAGTATGATTTCCCTGTGTGTCAGTCTGCTTCCATCCATAATCAAATCCTGTGGTTTGTTTCGTCCCATAATCAAAACTACTGGTATTCGCCGAAAATTGGTGACTATGAGCCGGCAAATTATCAGGCGTCAACGCTATGGTATCCGCGCCGCCGCTAGTCATCAGATCGTTAGCATCAGCGCTTGCCAGGCGGATAGTTTTATTCTCGCCGAGATATTTCCACGCGGTGCCTGGAAAAAGCAGGTTCGGATCCTTATTCTGAGCAAAAAAAGTCACTACGCCTACGGGATAAATTAAATCAACGATACCAAGATGACGTAACGCTGCGGATTTGTCAGCCAGATCGGTAAGGTTGTTATTCTGACGCAAAAACAGGCCATCGCCGGTTGCCACGTTAAGATTAATCTGCTCAGTGCAGGAAACGGCCAGCCTGAACTGGATGGTAATACTGATTCCACCCGACGGTTTTTCAATTGCAGCGCAGTTGGCTATAGCATAGAGCTCACCCTTTTCGGTAAAAAGGCCGACCTCACGCACGGTAAAGCAGCAGGTTTCTGCGGGTAGGGTTAATACGGCAATAATCTGGTTTTTTTGATCTGGTGAAACGCTGAGCGCTGAAATTTTTGCCCGATACTTTTCCCCCGCCAGTTTGGTACGCGTTGGGTCAGGCGGTAACGCCTTGCCGTCGCCAACGGCAAATTCGGTGAGCACAATTTGCTGGCCGCCGGCAATAGCTGCGGCCTCTAGTTCCCGACCAAGGTTAGTCAGAATTGCAGTGTAGTCAGTTTTCATTATTTAGCCTGCCTGAATAGTGAGATCAATATGTGAGGTGACGGCGCCACTGATAAAGTGCACGCCGGTATCGCCAACCTCTGCTATCACGTCAATTGAAGTAAGATAGCTGCGTAAATTTTTTGAGCGTTCGGTTTGCGCCCGGATGCGTTCAAACAATTGTTTGTTGATTACGCCAGTGGTATAGACCTCAACCCTGAAGGTATAGGGTTGTCGTAACGGCTTATCCTGCCACCATTCGACAACCCGGGTGGGATAGCCAACTGCCGCTAACGAACGCCGCACCGCCCCCGCCGTCCCTCGATGTCGGTGAATATAAGCGGCGTTTTCGATGGTCTGTATTTTTTGTTCAGCGCTCCAGGCTTCATCCCAGTAATCGACGGCGTACTCCCACGCCAGCCAGGGAAGTAACGGCTGCGGGCAGCGGCGCGGATCTTTGACTTTACAAACCATTTCACTATCGAGAGCCACGATCGGTGCATTACTGGCGCGCTCCAGCGCCCGCTCCTGTGGAGTACGATTGGCAGGTAGAAGCGATCTGTCTTTCATAGCTATCTCCTAAGCGATCGTCAGGCTAATTTTCTGGCACCAGGGCGCCATCCCCGGCTTGGCTAATATGTCTTGCTCAGGGGTATGTAAATTGACACGCTTAACCCCCGCCTGCTGTAGCGCGGCATATATAGCTGAACGCGGAACCATCGTGTTAATTCGGTGCGAAAGGCGGAGGTAATTATTAAGCACCTCATTCGCATGCTGATAGACGGTATTTTTGTCAGGCCCTTCGGGTATCTCCAGCTCAGCATTGACGCTGTAGCCGAGAATACCTGCCGAATAAACTTCGACCTTATCGGTTAACGGCCTTATTTCATCTGCAGTTAATGCTGCGTTTACTTTTATACATAACTCATTATTTGCCTGCCCGTCTCCGTTGCGCGACAGGATATAAACCTTGACGACGCCAGGTTGGGTATGTGTTTCAGGACCATAGGCGTCGGCATCCTGGATCGCGGGATCGGCACTTTTGGCGAAGAAACGGTAGGCATTACGCGGGCCCGCCACGCTCAGCTGTGACCAGGAAAGCTGGATACGTTCGCGATAGGCGTCGTCCGTTTCGAATAGCGGCTCGAACGGCGGAACCGCAGCAGGATCACCGGGCTTAATTAGCAGGCGCGGCACCGAATAATTAGCGCCAAGCTGGTCCAGATCGGCCCCCCTGGCGCTGGCTAACAGCACGGCACGTACGGCATCATTAATGCGCTGATATGCCAGCAGCAGCTGATAAGCGGTTGCCTCTCCCTGCTTGTAGGCCGGGTCAGACTCAACCAGCGCATCAAAGGTACTGTCCTGCTGGCGCAGATACGTTAGCCAGTTTTTAAAAATCGTGCTGCCGTCCGGAATGACTATCGCGTCCGGTACGGGAAGATCGGCCAGATTAATTACGTTGCTTGTTGCCATAAATATTGATTCCTTCCAGTTGCACAGCCTGATCGTTTTCTTTGTCCTGCGCCTGAATAGTGATTACGCAGCGCTGATCCGCGCCTTCAGGAAAGAGCACCTGAACCCGTTCGAGCTTGAGGCGCGGTTCCCAGTTAGCTAACGCCGAGGCGGTCGCGGCGATGATGCGCAATCGGGTAATGCCATCACGCGGGTTGTCGATTAATTCCAGTAGCTTGCTGCCGTAGTCACGCGCCAACACCCGACTTCCCACCGGGGTTGTCAGAATGTCGCAGACAGACTGGCGCAGATGTGCCGGGCCGGACAGCGGTTTACCCGTCCGGCGGTCAGTTCCGTTCATTAAAATGTCTCCAGGGATTGCGCTAAGAAGCAGCAGGGCTGAGAATTCAGCCAGTTACTGATGGGTAGGATTTAGCGGCGCGGTGTACTTTTTGCTGGATGCGGGTCGATAACCAGCGAGCAGGTATAGTTAAGCCCGGCGGTTCCCAAAGAAAATTCAAGTGATTCAATTACCCAGTGGCCATCTTCGTGCCGGCCGAATCCGGATGTAACGATCCGGCATTCAGCCGTGAGTGGAATATGGCTGAGGCGGCAGGGGCCGCTTAGCGTCATAGTGGATGCATTGCGCACTGCCTGCGCTTTACGCGCTTTGGCCTGCAAATCTGCATACTTTTTGCTCGGCTGAGTATAGGGGTTTTCCTGCGTTGCGCCGGCATACTCCACGCTGGCAACGCGCGTCTTGCCATCGTGCGCGTCATAATAACGCACCTTAACCCTGCCAGACTCTTTGCCTTTTTCCGCCCCATTGCTTGCCGTACTATTGCCCCGGCTTTTCTCAACATAGCTCCAGCGCGTCACCTGCGCAGGCGTAATGGTGACCGCGCTCAGCGGCCGTCCGCCTGCAGTCTGCCCTGACCCCTGCTTAAGGAAAAGCCAGTAACCACCGGTTGGTTTGCTCACTGCGTTTAGCTCGCGGGCTAGCCGGCTGAGTAAATTGGCGTCCGATTCAGCAACCTGATCGAGGTGATCAATATGATAGTTTGCCAGGCAGGCTGCCACTCGGGGGATCAATCCGTTTTCACCGGCAATCGTTTTGACCAAATCGACCAGCAGCAGGTCATGCCAGCTCCGGGTTTTGATTGCCAGTACATCCCCACGCTGCTTCTCTGCATTCATGGGCGCGGCCGTGGCGTTGATCTCAATTTTGCGCGGCGGGCCGCTGCTGGCCACGTCGCTAACCACAAACCAACCCTTATCGGTGAGTCGATCGTTAAAGCCTAGCCCAAGCCTCAGCCTGGCGCCTTTTGACGGCAGAGGGAGCGTTTCCGAAAGTAGCGTGATTTTTAACGTATCGGCCCTGGCCGACGTGCCGCCATAATCAGTCAGGGTTAGGCTTAGCAGACTGCGACGTAGCGCATTAGTGATGTCTTTCCCCTCTGCCGTCACTCTAAAGGCCGGGATGTACTCCGGCCCTGAAATTTGCTTTGTCATATTAGTCCCACAAATTAAACGGTGAGTGGGCAACCACCGGCACTAACTCTGGCAGCCTAATCGTAACTCCTGCGGCTAACACCGCACCTTTATCCGCCAGGCCCGGGTTTGCTTCCAGTACCTGCGTCACCCGGGCTGAGAGATTTTCTGTGCCATAACGCACGGCACAGATGGCATCCAGCACATCGCCATCATGGGTTTGATATATCATCTGCATAGTACTCCAGGGTTATCTTCCAGGCTTTATGACGGTGAGCGCCACCGGGTAAAAAACGGTTGGTGGTTTCACTAAAATTAGTTAATACCCACCAGCCAAGTACGTCGCCCTCCCCGCTTACCAGTTGCTGAGGCCGGGCCTGGTCGGCAAGGCGATAAAGCGCGTCGACGGCATCTATTCCCTTACCCAGGCTGGCATGTACCTCGCCGTTCAAGGTTACAGAGCGGGCCGCTTTACCGGTATATTGCAACAGATCCTGCCCGCCGATGCGCTCCTGCTTGCTCCAACGCCAGCTGGCCTCCCGGGTCAGTTGGTTATATGCGGTGGTATCAATTGAGAAAACAAAGTCACCGAGCATCATCATGACACTGGCCGTTTGTCGCGCGCGCGCAGTGCTGCCGGCAGCCTGCTGGTTATCTTCCAGCGGCTGAATAAGTGCACCAATCACCAGACACCTCCCCGATCATACATTTCGTTATTACCATTAAAGGTATTAAGCGCCGCGGCCCGGCTATATAGCGTATCCACAATATCTGTCGGACTCTGGCCCGGCAGGGTATTTATGGTGATCTGCCAGCTGCTGGAACGATTATCGTTGACCAACGAGGCGTCCATCCGGTCAACATTTGCAAGCCGTTGCGAAAGCGTTGGCCAGCGTCCCATTCCGTCAGTCGAACTTGCCGGCTTATCTGCAGAGGCTATGCCTTTTTCAGAGGATTGCTGTTTTAATTCCCCGCGAGCTTTATCTAACGATGCTTGCCAGCTTAGCGGCGCGTCATCGCTATCTTTGCCATCAATTTTTTCCAGCTGCGTCGCCACCAGCTGATCTCTGATAGCACCTCCCGCCGTCGGAGAAAAAGCAGCCATATAGCGCATGCTACGAAAATAGCCATCGTTTACCTGCTTCTTGATATTTTCAATGACACCAGGCCTGTTAACCTTGCTGTCAAACCACTGCAACACCCCCTTTTTTTTTGCTTCAGCGCGCAATTCTTTTAACGATTTCCCGTCAGCGGCCATCGTGAGAATATGCTTTTTGTCATCGTTTATATTGGGTAACAAAAAGGAAAGCTTGCTGGCTATGGCATAAATAACCTTACCGACCAGACATATGCCTGAAGCAAACGCTAATATGCGGGGGTAAAGTTCATTTGTAATAAAACCGGTAATTTTTTGAATCCCACCCGCCTTAAACCATTCGGCGAGATCTTTAGCCAGAGCACTCACCTTCGGCGCCAGCTCTTTTCCCAATACCCCAGAGACTTCAGTCACCGCCGAGGAAAAAACGGTACGCAGGTTTGAGAACGCAGCGTTAGCCTGAAATGCGCCTTCCGTTCCCTGCTGCGTGACCATGTTATATTGGCGTTGCTGCATAACGAGCGTGCTGAATGCCTCACCGGACTGCTGAACAAAAGCCAGCAGCCTGGGGGCATCCGGGCCCAGAAGTATACTCAGAGCAGACCCGGCCTCTGACTGATCCTGCATCCCCTGAGCTTTGGCGATAATACGATTAAACTGGTTTAAGCTACTCAGCCCGGAGAGCTGGCTGGCGTCCAGGCCGAGAGCGGTTAATGCCCGATCCCATTCGCTATGCCCACCGGTTTGCCGATGCGCCTTCGCCTTATCCCGATACTGCGCGTACATTGCACCAACGCTATCTCCACTCATGCCAAACTGGCTGGCGAGGCTATCCCATGCACCGTAGGTTTTCATATCGACACCATAGCCTCTTGCCGCAATCATCTTACGTACCGTCTGCTGATTAGCAGTAATCGGTGCCACCAGCGCATCGCCAAGCATTACCAGCAGCCCATGCCGGAAATCAACCAGCCCTTTTTTTACCGCACTGCCGGCAAAATGCTGTAGTCGCAGGCCCTTGCCTTTGAACCATTCCAGACGTTTTGCGGCACGCAGCTGGGTATTAAGCACCTGCTGCTGTTTAATCGTGCTGCGTATACGTTCTGAAATTGCCTCGTACTGCCGTTTTAGATGACTCAGATTCTGGCCAGCCAGCATCGAGCGGCGGATTTCCGTTGAGAGCCGGGCCTGGTTACTCCTGAGCGAGGTTAAGCTACTACCCACCCTATTGAGACTGGCCTCTACGCTGGTGGCGCTACGTCGCCAGCTTTCCGTGATGGTGCGACCAAAGTTGATTGCCGTGCTAAATTGATGGTTTACTGCACTCATGCTGAATTGCCTCCAGCTCATCGCTAAGTAATTTGGTAAAAGTGCTCACAGGCAAGCCCAGGTAGTCGGCAAAAGAGAAAGAGAGCCTTCGGCCGAGAAACCTGATGCCATCCATCAATCCGCTTTCAGTCGCTTCGCGGGCGGCAGCATAAAAACGTTAAAGGCATCGGTAAGCTGGGCATAATCTGCAGCAGTTAATAGCCAGATTTGCGCCTCGCTGAGATCGCACAGTTGGGCAATCATCCGCGCTTCCTTTTCTTCCTCATTGCCACGATCTTTAGCGAAAGCAATGCGATCGCGAACCAGTGGCTCACGCATGGTAAGCGTTTCCAGCACGCGGCCATTTTCCAGGTCAATTGGGGTATAAAGCGTAATCAGCTGGGTTTCAGTCGGATAATTCATGGTCTACTCCAAAAAAAACGGCCCGCAGGCCGTTTTAGTCAATCAATAATTAGGTTTACAGTCGAACATTCAGCGCCAGGCCGGCGAGCGTATCTACGCCGTTAACCCGGCGAACGAAGCGCTGGGGATCAATTTCAAACAACTCTTTCCCATTGAACGTCTGGCGATAATAGGTCACGGCGATATCTACCGTCATCGCTTTTTCCGCCAGCGCGCTATTGCCGCGGGCGTCCGGGGTTACAGTGGTCACGAAGCCTTCAATTTCTTCTTTGGTACCCAGCGAAATACCATTACCCAAATAGCCCTGATAAGCGGTAAAACGAGATGGGCCGCCGCCGGTAAAGCCAAAACTGGCGAGCATATCGCTATCAATGCCGTAGAATTTAATCTGACAGCTCATCGCCTCCATACCATCATCGACCGGGATAGGCGCATCCTGCGCGCCTGTACGAACGTCGGTTTTAGTAATGCTCAGTACGGGCGGGGTAAATTCGTGCGCGCCCTGAATGCGAACTCCCTGGCGAAAAAACGTCCAGGCACGTAATGTATTATTCATGCTCATGCCGCCTTTAACTCCTCTAATGCATATTTATTATTGACCCGGACACGAAGCGTGATCCGTTCAGTCGGTGATTTGGGTCCAAAATCGTAGTCGATGTAAAGCACGCCAGCAGCCAACGTTTCTGCGCTATTAAGCTCTTCGTCCAGCCACGCCTTGCCGCCGAAAATCGCTTTAAGCCCAACCAACTGCCGCATCCAGGCGTTAATAGTAGCGATGATGTCATCCGCATTTTGCCGGTCAAGCGGGCGGTCGACATAGCCAAGCATGGTTTCCTGGATACTGTCTTCAATAACGTCCGCCGTGCGGCGTACCGACTCAAAATGCCACTGCGGATCGCTGGTGCACAGGCGGTTACCCCAGTGTCTGAAGCCGTCCCGACGGATAATAGTGGAGACGTTTTGCATATTAAGCAGGTTAGCAGCGCAGTTCTCATCGCCGAGAATAAACTCATCAACTTGCTCAACGCCCAGGATGTTATTGATTTGTTGGTTAGACTTGCTCCACCACCAACCTTTTTCAAAATCGATGCGCGCACGCAGGCCAGCAGCAAACGCCGAATAAGGGCGCCAGGCTAATTGCCCCATACGGTTACTGATTTGTACGCGAGGTCGTAGCAGTTCAACGCGAGCGCCATACAGCTGACGGCGCGTCACCACCTCCTGCTGGGTTGCCTGCGAAGCGCAATCTACGTAGGCAATCGCCCGCAGCTTAGCGGCTACGCTTTCCAGCGCTTTACCAACCACATCGTCTTCACTGAAGCCGGTGGCGATGACAATGCGAGGTTGATAAGAAGTGACAGATTTACTGCTTGCCAGCAGGGTAATCCCGGCCAGAATCGCGGCGCGCTGTTGTTCTGCGTCGCTATCCTGCGCAACCCGAACAACGACGCTCAACGCATTGCGCTGTGCGTTCATATCGGATAGCGCCTGTGGCAGCGTTCCCTGAGTTCCAAGCTGGGCCAACTGGGCCGAACCCACTACGGCTACCGGCGTATTCAGAGGAAAAGGCTCATCCTCGCCACCCGCCAGCTGAAGCCGGAATGGTGCCATCACACCTTCCCCCTTATCACTGACGATCGCCGCCACAACGCCTGAGTCAGCTAACCCCTTCACCGCCGCCGCAACATCGGCGGCGGTCGCGGTTACTTTACCCTGCTCATCGACGGCCAGCGTGATGGTGAGCGTTTCGTCTTTCCAGGCTGCCAGCGTTTGCCCGACCGCCTCTTTTCCAGACTCATGTTTCGCGATAATGGCCTGTATCGCAATACGATTACCCTGACGGCCTGCGACCGCAGCGGTAAAGCTCAGCGCATTGTCAAGGATTGGCGTTCCCGATGTGCCGCTGGCGGCAACCCCTTTTGATGCATCCGGGGCCGTTCCCACCAATCCGATAATCGCGGTTTGCACCGTCGTGACTTCAACAGAGCCTGACACCAGCTCGATTGTTTCAACTCCATGTAATTGCGCCATATATTCTCCAGGCATAAAAAAACCCGCCGAGGCGGGTTACATTTTCTGATTTGGTTTATCGGTCATCCCGCCACTATCGCCAGGATGGTTATGATTATTAAAAATTTCCCGCATTGCGGACATGGTGCCTCTGGCATCCGCGACGTTATTCTTCGCCGCCAGGCTGCCATTAACATTGAGGTTATTGGTTATCTTCACGTTACCATCCAGTATCCCCTCTCCTTTGATAATGTATGATCCCTTCTCTGCCAGCGTAATAGTCAGTCGGTGATCGGTGCGGTTATAGCGAACTTCAGTACCATCGCCGTAACGCGTGATATGTTCTGTCTCGCTGCCAGCCGGTGCCGGCTGGATTACCGTATTCCAGCCAGGAATAACCCGTCCGTTACGCAACTCTCCAGCTTCAGATAACACCGTAACAGCATCTCCTGGCGCGCAGGGATTGATATCGGCGCGATTGGGCCCCGAGAATCCCTGACAAACCGGCAGCCAGTCAGTCAGAATATCACCCAGATCGACCTGACACTGAGGACTCGGTTCGAGGCGTACGGCATGAATAACGCCACGCCGAATTATATTAGCCAGCCTGCGCTGGAGATCGCCGGTCAGCTCACTCATGCGCATCGCTCCCGTAGACACGACGATAATTATCCAGATGCTGATTGCCAACGTCGGGAGCCTGCGCCAACCACACTGCGCTAAGCTGACCAGCCGCCGCCGAATATGCCGTCACTTTGCATAACTGGCTGTAGACAATACGCCAGACTTGATAGCCGGCAAGACGCAGTTCGTCGGCATCACGCTTCGCCAACTGAAAAACCGGCGGGGCGGCGGCAGGGGAACAGAACACCTGCTCCATCAGCCAGGCGGTTATATCCGCTGCGGCCTGCTCACTCTTAATCTGTGGGTTTTCGTCATCAGCGGCCTCAAGATCGGTAATAACGAATAGTTCACAGGATAAATCCACGGCGCAGGATTCCTCGCTGTTTTTACCCGCCGACCATCCGTTGACCCGGAACCACACCGCCGGTGTAGGCAGTTTGCCGGCATGAGCCGAATTATCGGTCGGGTAATTGCCAGCATAGGCAACCCAGGGAATTGCTTTCAACGCCGTAATAGTATTGCCGTTATATTCAGCCATACATCGAATATCAGCCATAGGCCAACTCCATTTGTTTCATAAAAAAACCTCCAGAATTTTGTTGTCCGATAACCCTATTCACCAGAAGTAAACGCAATGAATACTGTCATTGAGTGATAAAAATGAATTAGCGCCCGATTAAATATGTCGCGATAAAAATAATATTTTTTAATCGACACTAGTTTATCTACTGTAAGATGCTGGGGGCTAATTAGCACAAAATTGACGTATATATTGCTGCAGATACTTCACTTTTTGCCGGTCGCTGATAATACCGGCCCGGATAGCGAGAATGTTTTGTCCAGCAATAGCAGAGAGTTCGATGCCGGGCGCATCGCCCATGCTGCTGGCGCCGGAGCTAGCGTGTGGCAATTGGGTACATTTTCCTGCGACGCGCACCCGCCTACCATCAGCAAGCAGGCGACGCAGGCTGTCATTTTCACCAGTGGCATCAATCAGCTCCTCCATATTTTTTTTATCAAGCTCCGCCGCACTTTGTCGGGCTTGCTGCATAGCGTGAATGTCTTGCTGCTGACGCGTTGTCAGGGCAATATAATATTTTTGTTTATCGAGCAGCGCGTTTTTTTCCTGGCGGTAGTACTGCCCAAGCCCGATAAAAAACAATAGCGGTACCAGTATCAACATAAACCATTTTAAATTTATCATGACGCAATAAACCTGATATAAATTCAGATTATTTTTATTCTCCGAAAGAAACCACCTATTATAACAAGTCGAATATCGCAGCAGGTATTTTCAGACTAAGAAAAATAGAGATGCTTTACGTTAACTTAGCAAGATCATTTACTTATCAACGCCAAAGCGACATTTGATCACCTTTAGCAGCACGGAGCGTAAGGCATCAACGCCCACAAACCCGATGCCACCGCCAATCGCTATCGAAAGCACTTTCGGCAAATGCATATATTCAAAGCAAGATACGAAGGCTAGCGTTAACGCGCCGCAAAGCAGGCCTCCAAGGATCATTTTTTTTCTGCTCCCCCCCCGTATAGGCAATGCGCAATGTAGCCATCACGATAGCCATGACGACGCCCCCCAGGGGCGTTTCACCTCGCCACCAGCTGTTTAAAATACGCATTAGATGAAGCCATGAATTAAATTCACCGCTCATAGTTTCCCCTATATAAAATAAGACCAGTCATCTGAATACTCGCCTGTAGTTATCAAGTTATTTACTCTCTTTTTTCACCGCCGTTTTTGATTAAAGCATAAGAACGTTGCTTATTTATTCCGCTTATTATTTCACCTCCTCAACTTATAAAAGCAGGAGTATATTTTTTTGCCAACCTATTACGACGATGAAAAATGATGGCGTTAGCTATTGGGTATAGCCTAAAAATCTGTCACGTTCATATGCGCGTCGCAATATCAAACCAAAAACAACTTCGCCACCGGCGTTATGCCAGCGTAAAAACTCATCTGCGGCGCTTTGATACTGCCCGGCATTCAATTTTTTTAATAGTGTTGAATCTGTAAAGCTGGCTATTCCAACATTGTAAGTAAAGCTAATTAAAGCATCATACTGCCACTGCGTTAAATTGACCGTCACTTCGCCTCTTACGCCCGACTCATATTTTTGGATGCCCTCAACGAGTAATTCATCAGCCTGCTGCCGGGTAATGCTCATCCCTTCCTTCACCGGCTCGCCGTTAACCAGGCCGGTCCAGCCATAGCCAATCGTCCAGACTCCAGCCGTATCCTGATAGGCCTGGAGGCTGCAGCCTTCAAAGGTTTTAATTAAAATTATTCCATTGCTACTGATATTCATACGATAAACCCCAACTTGCAACTGATGCATTAGCATTAAACGCGCTAAAACTGCCCATACAGTTTTACTCACGTATCAATAATGCCGGCGTAGCCGGAATTATTGATACGCTTAATTGAGCAAACATATTTATAAACGATTAATTAACCATTAACTGGATAGTTGAATTCTATCAGACAGAAATTGTTTTGAATGAATTCTAATCCAGCCTTGTGAGGCCGAAATATTACAGTTTATTAACATATACGAGTAACAACCAGTCTGCAGTGGAGTCTGTCATCATACCACCACATTTATTTAGCGTTAATGCAATGCCGGTCAGAAGGTTAAAATTAATGAGTCATTAGACAGTTATGCGCTAACTAAATAATCACTATAAACAGGTTAATGGCCTTATTGTCATTACACAACTTTTTTAAGTGGAATCTCTAAAATTTTTTCTTTTTGACAGTATTTGTCCATCTCCAGCTTGATATCCAATACCGCGAGACAGCCATCAATAAATCCTTCAGCTGACTGCAGGCGGGTGGCAACTTGATTATGGGAAACACCAAGCTTTTTACCCATCAGCCGCACGGACATGGCTTTGATATAGTGCATCTCCAGCAGAGTACATAAATAAGCATTTCTTTTCTTAAGGCAGTTCATTGCAGAACTGACAATAAGACCATCATCATCACAGCACCGGCTTCTTGATTTGCTGCTATTGACCAACAACCCCTTGAATCCCGCAGCGAGTGACGCATAGCCGAGATGCCCGCCATCTCCTGCCGCCCAGCTCCCCCAACGTTGCAGGACCTTTTGAATATCACGCATTTTTACTCTCCTTTTACCCAATGTCTATTTAACAATACATTTTCTCTTCAAAACTCTAGGTATAAAATATACCCTGTAGGTTTTTTCACTTTCAATACCTATAGGTAATTTACCTGCAGATAAGTAACGTTTACATTGGATTCATGGACAAGTTTGAGAAGCGCCGTCGGCGCCTGCAGCAGTTACGGGATGAGTTCTGTAACGGAAAAATCGTTGAGCTGGCCCGTCGTATAGAGCGGGAGCCTTCATACGTTTCAAGAATGCTGTATGCTGAAAATAAGGCTGGCAGAAAGCGTATAGCTGATGAAATGATGGAAGTCATAGAGCAAGCTTTCAACCTACCAAGAGGCTGGATGGATGGTCTTATCAGCGAGGGTTGTCGCCTGTCTACCGCCAATAATCCTCCCCAGGTACAACAATTTCCCCTGCTCAGCTGGGAACAGGCCGCAAACTGGCCCAACCCACAGCACATCTCAGTGGAAGAGCTGGAGTGGTATGACTCAGGCACGCCGGTAATTGGTGATGCCTTCTGGCTAAAAATGCACGGAGACTCTATGACCTCAAGCGTCGGATTAAGTATCCCCGAAGGGATGCTGATCCTGTTTGATAGCGAAAAGAAAGCGGTTATCGATAGTCTGGTCCTTGCAAAGATGGCAAACAGCGGCGAAGTAACGTTTAAAAAATTAATCAGCGATGCAGGATTCTGGTACCTGAAAGCCCTCAACCCGGCCTTTCCGCTTATCCCACTGGGTGACGCCTGTAGTGTTATCGCCGTCGCCATCGAAGCCAGAATTTACTTTGCCTGAGGCAAACCCTTTGAGTGTAGCTCTGGCCCCCACCACATTTTGATGTGCAACGCGTTAGCTTGATCTGTTACCTTAAATATGATCTTTGGGTATTGAATGTTTAATATACCCTAAGGTATTCTTCCTGCATGATACGCTTGTCCAGTCGGCCATTTACGTTAAACTGGCAAAACATATGATTAAATTTTAGTCTGACATAAGGCCGCCTCTGACCAGAAGTTCATGTAATTTCAGGCCTCACATCATATCTGCGGGTAAGGAGTACTTCTGTGACCAGGTATAATGGCAATAAGGATATACGCATTGACGAAATTGCAATTTCGGCGAACAATTTACAAAACTTATTAGAACTTATATTTAGCAATATGGAAGCCATGCCAAAAAAACAGGCGCATTCATTAATTGGGCTGGCCTATGATATTTCCGCTGACGTTTCATTATGGCTGGAGAAAAAAGAACAAGAAAATCTTCAAAGTTAAACCAACACCGATTTAACCTTTATTAAACCATTTTAACTTAATAAGTTGGCTAAATAAGAGGAAGCTATTCAATTCCTGTAACGACTTGAGTCATCGTTTTCTCT